CTCAAGCAGAAGATATTACTGAAGAGGAAATGCAGGAGGGTGTACAATAATGGCTGACGAAACGCTAAAAAGACTTAATCAGTTGGTTGAAGAGCCAGACACTTCTTTTTTAGGTAACGCGCTAAATCGTGTAGAAAATGTCAAAAAGACCGCCAGCCGACAAACTTATGGGGGTAATCCGTATTTAAACTCTGGTGAGTTAGCTTTATCGACAGCAGGGCAAGCGGCTGGTTTTATCGGTGACGTAGTTGGTCAGGGGTTGTCAGCGGTCGGAGATGCAATCACTCCTGATTTTTTAGGTGTGGGCAAAGCTGGTGAGGCGGCTACTCAAGCTCTTATGTCTTCAGCACCTGCCCAAGCTGTAGGTGAGGTTATATTGGACTTCTCAGAAGAAAACCCAAGGACTGCTGACGCGTTAGGTAATGTTTTTAATGTTGGTACCTTAGGGGGTGGAGGGGGTATACTTAAACAAGCAGCCAAAGCGAACCAAGGGGCGTGGGCTGCGGGGGTTAGCAATTACATTGATAATTTTTATACTAACGACAAACCATCTGTAGACCCCACTAAGCTAGAAAAGACTTTAGGTAAAATAGCTTTAGACTACAAAGGAATGAGCGTAAACAACAAATCAAACCTAGCTATGGCTGGTAAGAAAGTTACGGGTATAATGAAGTGGGGCTTACACGGCGCGGCTTCTGCTATCGACAGTATGCTTAACCCTTACTCAAGGGGGCTTTATAGGGACACAGGAATAAGTAGACGTGGCCAGAAAGCTGTAGATAAATACTTGTTTAAAAATGATGGCAATCCTTCAAGAAGAGACATAGACAAAGCTGTAGCTCAGGTTATTTATAATCGTCATATAATTGAACAGTCTGATCGTAAAGGAGAAATAGGTGACCCTCTACTTGAGATAGAAGACTTTGCTAATATTCAAGGCTACAAACGTGACACGATTGCTAACTTTATTTCAGGAGCCAACGCCACTAAATTTGAAGTGCTTGAAGGTCAGGGGAAAGGAAAAAAATCAAAAAAGACAGTAAAGAAACCTGTTCCTGAGAAGGTTTTAACGACAGCTAAAGATAAAATAGACAGAGCGTGGGGTCTTCCTAAAGATAGTCCTACTAGGAAAATAATATTTAAAGAACCTAGCGGAGGTACTTCAGGCAACCATTATGGAGACTTGGCCAGCAAGCATCCAGCCATTAGACCAATCCAGAAAATAATAGCAGAGCATAAAGGTAAACTATCTTCAAAACAATTCTATGAGAAGCTGAGAGAAGTCTCTGAGAAAAACGGAGGTTTCGAAGTCAACAAAACGTGGGAAGAAGCGAAGAAAGACGGTATCTGGGTTCAAGCAGGAATGGGTGGTGGGTCTATTGTAGAAGGCGGTATTAACGGTCTTCTTAAGGTTCTTCCTAACGGAAAGGCAATAGGCTTCATGTCAGATATTCATGACTTCCTAGAAAAACTTCCGGTTGTTGGTAAGGTGCTTGAAAAATCATTACCTAGAGAACTCTTAGCCGTGTCCGGCCCTATACACATGGATATTATTGGCCAAGAAGGTGGACAAACGCTGCTTAAAAAGGCTGGTAAGGCAGGGACTAAAAAAGAAGGAGCAACACCGATTGGGAGAAAGGATAGACCAGATGATAGGAAAATACTAGAGGATTATGTATCCGCTAGACCCTCTGCGCTTGGTGTAGCTCGTGGTTTTGACCCTTATACTGGTACAGGACTAATGACTGCTAACACTGGTGGACAACAAGAGCAATAAAAAAGGGGCCACTTAAGGCCCCTTAGTTTTATCTCTAGTTTACACTATCTCACATGCCCCTCCTGTACACGCTAACTCTTGGGAACCTGTAGTGTTGTCTTCTTTCTCATGGTTCTCTAGGTCAGACCAACTTACACCCTGTGGCATTGCTGCTAGTAACTCGTCATACTTCTCAGCACTGATGTCCTCATACGGAGCTTGTTGATATATATGGTCACTAAACGGCAACAAACTAATACCAGAACAGATGTCAAAGTTCTCCCATATCCACTGTGCTACTTGCAGGAACTCATCATCTGTATAATAAACTGTGATACTTGGTTTATGCTCACACCAGTGGTTCTGATAAGCCTTCCATAACTGAAGCTGTTCCATTGCTCCTACCTGCTCTACTGTCACGCTGGTGTCTGGTGCTTTGACAGGGAAGCTAAACACTGACGAGCTAGGTGATGACACGTCTTGCTCTACTGGGAATCCTGATGCTTCCATAAAGACTGCAAGCGGGTCTTTCTTGTCGCTGCGTACACGTCTAATGTAATGCTTAGAGAAGCGAGGATGGATACCAGAAGCACTATCGACAAGCTGGGATACAGTACCAGAAGGCTTAACAGCCGTAACAGCCGCAGACTGAGCAATTCCAAGTTTCTCAGCCCAGACCTTGTTAGTTTCGACAGCGACATCTCTTACTTCCTCTAGCCATTTAGCTAAGTCTGGTGAGTTACCCTTGCTCAACAGGTAGTGATCCATAATACCTGTCATACTAACGCCTAGCAATGCCTCTTCCTCAGTGTTCTTCTTCCAACAGTTACGTAGGTAACGGAAGTCCGTCAAGGTAGCCTGTAACGTGCCTATAATGGCTGCTACTTCTGACTTAGCCTTCAGTGTCTCTAGCGTGTCATCTGCACGTACAACGATCTCTGATAGGTTACAGAACTGGTTGCTGCGTAGGATGATCTCAGAGCATGGATTAGTACCAAACTCATAGGTGTTATCTCTACGACCATTGCGTCCTGCAATCTTCTGTGCTGCTACACGACTAAAGATACCACGCTCACCAGCTCTACTCTCGTACATCGTCTGCATCTCTGACAGGAATGCTTGGAAGTCAGGCTTCTCAGTGTACGCTACGCTGTTGTTAGCTAACGCTCTGTGCCCTTCGTCTAACCACCACTGTCCTGACTTAGCCTTTGCCATACGTTGATCTGAGAGGTTAGAGAGGCTGATCAGTGCAGACCTACGTACACCACCTACAACCACAATGTCAGCAATCTTACAAACAATATCATGACACTCAATACTGGTTAGCTTACGACCCTTAGCTTTCTGGAACACTTCGATACAGAAGTTGAACAAATCAATCAATGGCTCTGGCCCTGAAGCACGACCACCGAAAGTCTTTAGACGCTCACCTGCACCACGTACTCTGCTTGTGTCCCACTGTGGTATCTTACCAGCATACAGCATAGCGATAAGCTCACGGAAGGCAGAGGCCCAGCCAATCTTGCTGTCACTAACAACGATCACACTGTCTGTCTTGTGGAAGGACTCTGCAATCTCTGGCAGCTTGTTGATGTAGTTACGTTCAACACTAAACCCTACACCTGTACCACACATCAGCACATACATCAGCTCGTCAAAGCTACGAGGTGAGTCAATGTGTAAGTAGCTACAGTTGTATCCTGCTACATTATCTTTGTCCAGTGCTACACCTGCTGTCATCATGCAGCGCATTGAAGGCATTACTTCTAGGTTATGGATAGAGTTAAACAACTTTAACGCTGTCTTCTCGTCTATCTGTCCACGGTCTTTCCAGAAGTCCACGTAACGGTTGACTGTTTCATGCCACGACTCTCTACGTTTCTCTTCAGGTATCCATCGTGCGTAGCGGCTCTTGTGTATAAACTGTTGATACTGATCCATTATGTATTCTCCTCTGTCACCATCTCTGTTAGTTTGTTTAAGTACCAACCAGCTTTCTGTAGGTCTTCTACCTGCTTGCCTTTGTAATCATAGCGCCACAGGTACTTCATGCAGTTGCCCTTGAGGTAGCCTTTGAATGCAACGCTGGACATGGACTCCTCTATTGCATCAATACACTCTATGTTGCCTGTGTTGTAGTGTCTAGGTGCGCCTACCACATCCTCTACTTCATTATCCCAAGAACTATGGGCAGCTTCTTCCTCTGCCATAGTTGCCCATGGCTCTAATCCTGTCTTCTCTAAGCCTCTCTTCTCTACTGCTGGGTGGTTGTCTCGTAACCTATCCCAGTCGAACCGTGTTGCGTCATTAATACTCATCTTCAAAATCCTCTGTTAGTCTGTCAAAGTCTTTAATTATCCTGTCTTCAAAAGCATCAACCAAGTCTGCTGTCGTGATGCCTAACAACTCACAGATTAAATCTTCATCAAGCCACTTTTCCATCTGTTCTTTTAGTTCATCGAGTGTCATAGCCATTAGACTTTCTTCCCTTTAATGTACTTAGTCATTTCCTTTGATGTCTCAATGGTGTAGTGCTTGAAGCCTTCCTTCTCACACCACTCACCCATCGTCAGCTTACCACCTTTGCGTACCTTCTTGCTAGGGTTGGACAACACAAAGATGATCTCCCACTCAGGCATTGAGTCTCTAATAGCCTTATACTTCTGTGTGTCACCTACCCTAAAGAATCCCTTGCACTCTATCAGCACTGCCTTGTCTTCGTGTACGAAGTCCGGTAGGTACTTCCTGTGTGTAGTGTAGGGCAGACCGTAAGGTTCAAACAGGTACTGTCCATCTAGCTTCTGTGATAAGTCCTTCTCTAGCCCTGATCTAAAACCCTGTTTCATCTAACACAAACTCCCGTACTCGTGGCTCGTTGACTACCTTGCACAGATACTTAGGCCCGTAAGCATAGCTAAATACTCTTAGGTCTGGGTAACAGTGTGCTTTAAACTGACAGTAAGAACAACCAATGGCCAGCTTCATGTTACCTGACTTGCCATCAGGCACAGGTTCGTAACAATAAGCTGTAGGTTCTGGCTCTAATACCATCGCCTTGATCTGGTCAATCCGTTCAGTGATAGGCTCTTTAAGTTTGGTGTTATCTGTTTCTTTAAGGTCATACTTAAGGTAAGTAATGTGTCCGTTTGCTTTGTCCATGGCCAACCAACCAACCTTAGTCTGCCCGCAGGCGTGACCATAGGCTTTGATCTGATCTATGTAACCAAAGGGATCGTCATGTACTAAACTACCATCCTTAAACTTCTTAAAGCCAAAGGCGCTGGCTGACTTAACGTCTGTAACTATCCCATCAATAGAACAATCCATGTGACCTACGATTCCATTTACTTTACACACCTTCTGTTCATCCGTAACAGTGTGTCCAGCCATGCGGGTCAAGAACAAGAGCATCTCTTCGATCAAATGACCATACATAAACTTGACATAAGTATGTGGTTCTAACTCTTCACCTGCTGTGCCATTGTAATGGTTCCAAAGGTAGCGGTCAGTGCGGCCAATGTTAGACAAACGTAGCAGTCTATTATCCTCTCGCTTCTCCGCTCCAAACTCCTTACGCATCAGAGCTTTAACTCCCTCACCAAAGCGTTCTATCTCTGCCTCTACATCTACAGATGAGTCAGCGTCCTTGCTCTCCATCAGTGCGTAGATGTCCTGTACTAAATTGTCCGTTGTTTTATTAGTACTCATGTATCACCTCTAGTATTAAGTCATTAGCGATTTCTGGGGACAGCCTGAACCACTCGTTGATGTTGTCGCATTCCTTTGCTAGTCTCTTGTGTGCTGCTGACTCCGCTGCTCTCCTGTCATCTACATCGTAGGTGTACAACAACGTGTAGTCTCTGAAAGGTGAGGACGTTTGGTAGTTACCTGCTCTATCCATTGCGTCCACTGCCATCCCTACCTTAACCCAACCTTCCCATGCAGGGTTCGCGATTATATACACCTGACCCTCTGGGCTAGTCTTGTAGTTCTCTAAGGAACTAAAGGCTGCATCTTCAAAGCCCTTGTACTTACCTGCTTTGTACAGAGGGTGCTTCTTTGGAATGTACTTACCGTTTACCCACATACGCTCAGGGTTTGTAATCTTACAGTTTTTTAAGTTGTGTCTTGTTTGATAACAGAACTTACATGTGGCGTTGTTGTTCTTCCTAAAGGAAGGTGTCCAGTTAACCTCAGTAAGTAATGCGTCACAGTCTCTACAGTTAGTGTGTGTCTGCCCATGTGTTGCCGACTTTGTAATCTCCGGCGAGAGGGCAGTTGAGTTTGTAATAGGTTCCGGCAGCTTCAACACAGCTTGTTGCCAGCCTTCCGAAAACCTCTGCTTTCTCTTCTCGTACCTCTGTCTGGATCTCATCATGTATGTTTCCTATTATGTGAAAGTCTATACCCCATAGTGTAGCATACTCATGCAACAAACACAAGGCTTTCTTCATTATAATAGCACCAGCCGACTGTAACAGGCTGTTCAGTGCCGCGTGGCTTGATCGTATGGCGACCCTTCTCCTATCCAAGCCAAGAACATAGCCTCTTCCAGCCGCCAGTCCAACTCGTTCTCGTAGGTCTCCAAGAGCAGGCGTATTTGCAAGGAACTTTTCTTTAAGTCTCTTGCCATCCTTTGCAGTTCCTCCAACGATACTTCCGATCTTGGCGTCTCCTGCCCCATAAAGAAAAGCGTAGATGAAAGTCTTTGCTTGATCTCTAGTGTCAAGGCCCGCAGCCAACTGGTTTGCCGTGTGTATATCTCCGTTGAGTATTTCATTAGTGTATCCCTCATCGTTCATGTAGTGTGCAAGCATACGTAGCTCAAGACCGCTTGCGTCCATACCTACTAACTTGTATCCCTTGGGTACAGTCCAGACATCTCTACACTCTCTGCCGTAAGGCGAGTAGACTGCTGGCACCTGTCCCATGTTAGGACTAGAGTGTGTCATACGTCCCGTCACAGCACCGTTGGGATTAACGTAACCATGTACTCTACCTTCATCCGTGACTGCATCTAACCAGCTCTGCACCTGTGCAATACGCTTCTGTATCATCAGGTACTTGCCAATCAAAGACGCTTGTGGTATGCCCTTCACTTCCCGCAGCACTGCCTCATCAACGATGGCCTGTCCTGTCTCAGTAAATTGCTTAGGCTTCCAGCCAAAGTATTGTAAGTATCTTCCTATCTGCTGTCGTGATCCTAAGTTAAACGCTGGGAAATCAATGCGACTAAACTCACCACCGACTACTTCCCAACTGTCACCTAAGAACTTCAGACCCACAACTGACATCGCCCCATCCTTCTTAATCTTAGGGCATACTTGTTTTACAAAAGTAGGTAAAGGTTTAAAGACTTCATGTACCTCATCCTCTAAGTCATACTTCTTTTCTTTAAGTTCAGCAAGTAAGACAAAGGATTTCTCTTGATCTAAAGTCCAGCCTCTTTTAATTTGCTGTGATATAATTTCTTGCACTCGATGTTCAAGGTCAATACTCTCACTTCCAAAACCACTAAGCTCAGAAAGTAATCTCTTGTACACCAGTTCATTAACGCTAACATCTTGCTTACCATACTCCACCATGTCTTGCGTAAAGTTATCCCAATCATCATGCTCTCCTTTGGGGAATCCTAATCTCTCACCCCAGCTTCCTAGTGAATGCCCACCGTCCCGTGAAGGATCAGCAAGGCGTGACATAACTAATGTATCTGACACAATGCACTTACTAAAGTCAGTAGCTAACAACCTTTCGCAGACAGGTATGTCAAAGTCAATAATGTTATGTCCAATTACTCTGCACTCTCCCATATCTTTAATGTACTGGCTAAAGGCAGAGACTGTATCGGCTGAGAACAATACATACTTACCTGTATCTCTCTCGTAAACCCATACTAACCATACTTTGCTGGGGTTTAAACCGTTTGTCTCAATGTCAAATACTATCTCTCGCATTTAAAACTCCGCTTTGTCATCCGATGCTGGACAGGCTGTCTCAATCATGCGGCCTGATTCATTATCATAGTACAAGTAACAAGCTGGCCCTGTCAACCCTGCAAACCTGTTCTTCAGGACACGAACGGTAGTAGTGTTACGGATAGTAGCATCGGCATGTTGTTGGTCACGCTCTAAACCAATCACCATGTCACTGAGCTGTGCGATTGCTGCACTGCCTCGTAACTCACCTAAACTAATCTTACCTCCATCCTCATGCGCCTTCTGACCTGATGGTCTGCGGAGGTGTGACACTAAGAACAAACCAACGCCTGTCTCTTGTACAATCTTGCGGAGGTTGGTCATGATACTGTCGATAGCCTTACGCTCGTCACCATTGGACTGATCACTAACTACAATACTGAGGTGATCCAAGATGATCCACTTACAGTCAAGACCCTTGGCCATGTAGCGTATGCGCCCTAATAGATCGTCCTCACTGGTACTACCAAAGTGATCCAGTAATTGCAAGCGACCTAACCCAAACGTCCTCTCCCAGTAACCACGCTCTTCCTCTGGTGTTACCTTAGCGCGTACCTCTGGTATGTGCAGTAGCTTGTTGGCTTCAATGGACATGATACCTAACGTAGTCTTAGGGATGTCTTCCTCTAGTGCTAGGATACCAATGTTATCTTCCGTGTTCTTCAACAAGTAATGCTCAAGCTCTCGCATGATCTGACTCTTACCCATGCCTGACCCTGAGGTAATGGTTACTAACTCCTTACGTCTGAAGCCGTAGGTAAAGGAATTCAAGCAGTCCCAAGGATAGGGTATGGATTTGACATCCTTCTGCTCTTGAAGTAACTCCCATGTGTCTAAGCCTGAAACAATACCGTCAGGTCTAAACGCCTTGGCATTCCACCACTCCTTAACAAACTCTGCAACCTTGCGAGACTTAAGCATCTCGCCTGCGTCCTTCATAGGTAGCGTTACGTTCTTAGCTTTGTTGGGGGTGAAGAGATTAAGCACTGCCTTGGCTGCTTCCGTTCCTGCCTTGTCGTTATCGAAACAGATGACCACATTGTCGAAGGTCTCTAGCCACTCTAGGTTTGCTTTGATGTCTTTGGCTGCACCGGCTGCTCCTGATCTGATGCTAACTGCTGGCCACTTTCCATCGAACATTTCGTTGACAGCAAGCGCGTCCGCCTCGCCTTCTGTAACCGTGATGTATTTACCGCCTGACTTGAACGCCTGTTGGCCGAAGAGACCCGCATTATTAAACTCTCCTGTTGCATAGAAGGACTTGGTCTCTACGATGCGTACCTTAGTACCTGTTGCATCGCCTGTGTCCTTATCGTAGTAAGGGTAGTGGTGCTTAGAGATAGTGCCGTCAGGCCCATACTCTACTGTGACACCGTATCGTTTAGCTGTCTCTTGATTGATACGCCTGTCGGAGATTGCTGCTATTACACCTGTCATTTCTAATTTCCTCGCTGGTGTGGTATGGATTCTGGTAACTGTGCCATCGCCCCGCTCATAATGTGAACAGCCGCCTGAGAAACAGACGGCGTGTCCATCGGAGTACCTAGCCAAGTTATCCTTAGAGTCACACGAAGGGCATGACTCATGCTGGACAAAAGTGGACTCCGATTCCATTAGAAGTCCTCACCTGCTTCCTGCTCTGCCACTTCCAAGACCTTGATCTTGTTGAGGTACGTACCTGTGCCGTGGACAGGGTGTGGTGGGCCTTCCTGCCACAAGAGCCTGACCTTAGAGCCTCGACCTATGCGACCCATAAAGGGCTGGCCTTCTTTGTCTACGACTCCAATGTCGTACTTGCTACTGAACTTGCGTTGCTTAGTGCCTTCATACTCTCGCATCTTGATGCCAAGACCTGCTAACTGGTCTGCTGTGGTGTCATCTAGGCTGATGACAACTGAGTACTTGCCGGTGGATTGACCCTGATACATCTCGTGGGTGTCTAAGTTTTCAAATGCGATTGTACCTTCTACTACTGCCATGGTTACTTCCTTCTAGGTTATTTGCTACTACTTAAGTAGCGATTGATTAAACTTTAAAGATTATTATTAAACATTTCCTTTGCTTACCTAAGTATTATAATCGTTAGTCAAGAAGCTGTCAAGCTCGTTCTCACTTAAAGTTTGACTAAGTGCTGTGATTATTTCTACTTCATTAATTGCATCGTTGGAGTGTGAGTAACAGGTGTTACAAAGATCAGCATGGAGGCCAGTTTGTTTGTCCCTCCGCTTCAACTCGTACTCACCTAAGATTACGTCACATGCTCTGCATCTACTCATCTCTAAATACCTCGTTATGTTTGTTGGCCATGTGCATATATGGGTTGGCATAATACTCATCTCTTACCTGTCTGGCTACTCTCTGTGTCAGCTCAGATAAAGACATACAGTATACCTGATACTCGACCAGTTCGTCAACCATGACGTGGGCTGCGGGTTCGATCCAGTCATTCTGATCGTACTCATATCCTAACAAGTTCTCTTTAATCTTACTCATCTATTTCTATCTCCTCGTATATCCTACCGTATGTGATTAAGCACAGAGGCAGGCTGATTATTGTACCCATGAAAGGTAAGGCACTCTGCTCACCCGTGATAGTGTTAAAGACCCAGACAGCACGACTGTCAGCAAACTCAAGATCAAAGCCTACACCTAGTCTGTACTCTATAGATAACAAGCGTCCGAACAGTATCATGCTACTAAACTCCTGCTCAACCACTCAGCGGACAGCTTAGCGCCAGCAGTCTCCATTAGAGGCCATACAAACGCCCTATCAGGGCTTCTAATCTCACGGTCACCAAATGACTCAGCAAAACCAAAGCGATTGTGTAACGTGGTTTTAGCCATGTCTGTGATCAATGCTATTTGAGCTAGACTATACGTTTCCCCGTAAATCATACGCTCGTTGGAGCTGCGGTTTATATATGTTCTGTTCCTCATTAGGTGTTCTCCTCTGTCCATTGTAAGTCTGCTTTAATGTCTGCCAGTGCCTCATCAATCTCCCATTGTTCCATTGGTGGATAGTCGTCTAGCATATCTTCGTCACCGTGTAGCTCGCGCCAATTACTCATATCAATTCTCCAGTTATATTATGTAAGTGCCGATAGCATAGCCGATAGGCCAGCCGATTACAAATCCTATAAGGCACCATTTAGTATAAAAATATAGCTCTTTCATGATCGTTTTCCCTCTGTTTATGCCTGTTTGATATCGTTTGTGGTATGGTCAGTGTAGTTACCAATTTCAACACTATTGGGCGCTGTAGTGACCACTAATGATCGCGTTCTGTTTTAGCCAGCAGACTGCACAACTGTACAGCCCACGTTCAATTACATCCGCTCGTTTACCGCATCTACATTTCATTTAGCTACCTTCTCTATGGCTGGGTATAGTGTACGCAATCGCGCCCAATGGTCTGACAGTGTGGGCCGTCTATGGTTTAACGCGCGCCCCGTGTTGATAACTCTATGTGCTTGCGCCTCTGTTAGGCCGTAGTACTGAGCAAAGCGCCTCACTGTCCAGAAATTATTAATCCAATCAATGTACATATCTTCTATTTTTTGTCTGTTAGTCATCATTTATGGTTGCATCCCTAGGGCCATCACCACGACCCAATACCAGCTAAACGCCCCTATTACAGCCAGTAGGCCAGTGACTGACCACCCTATGACCTCCACTATTATGTTTTGCACAGTATCACGTTTCTGTGCCTCCTCGATCTGTCTACGCATTGCGCTGTTCATTCTTGAACCCTCTCGATAGCTGAATAATCACGGCGCAATCGCGCCCAGTGGTCTAGCCTCTTTTGCGCTTGTCGCTCTTGCTCGCGCTTGTCATTAGCTCTCACTACTGCCGCCGCTGTAGGGTTTAGGTTTACCGTCTTGAAATAGTTCATCATTTAGCCCTCGTAATGGTGTATTCCTGAAACCCTGAGGCACGACCTGCTGCATGTGCCTCTGCCATTGTAGCATAGTATTTGCTATAATCAAACGTGTAGTAGTATACCCTGTACATTATGCCACCTCCGGTTTGTCAAAACTTGAATGCCTTAAATAATCGTCTAGGTTTTTAGTGATAAGCGTCCATTTTAAGAAGTCCGCGTCTGTATAGCTGTGCCCATAAATAAAATCAGCCACTTTATTATCTTCTATTATGGCGAGATTCGCTTTATATAAACCACCTCCGTCACTAGCTCCCCATATTTCAACATGATACTCGTCTGCCACTGCTGTCTTATCCTTGTATTTTATTAGAGGGACTGGAACTAAACCTTCTTTTTCAGCCTCCCCCCATGCTGTAGGGCACAAATAAGGTCTATTAATCATCACGCCACCTCACTTATGTTGATCTTTTCTCGTTTGCTAAAATAAAACCATACGTTAGAGTACTCCACAGGTTTAATTATCTTAGCTGTACGCGTGGATTGTTTAACCCATAGGTTCCCGTTTCTTTCAAATTCTGCACCTGTTTTAACATCTTCAAAATCTACCTGAAATCTGTATTTCATTATGCCACCTCTAATCTAGTTGCTTCGTAATCAGCCGCCCATGCTTCAGAAATCTCATTAACTCCGTAGTCATAGATGGTTTCGTCTGGCTCTTGATCATAGTCGAACATGTAAGCAAAACTACCAAGGTTTTTCCACTTGCCTGCTTGTTTGACGCTGGGAATTAGTAGATCCATTTGGCCCATGTCGCAACCCTCAACAGCATCTTTGATATCTTTATATGTACTGTGGAGGCCGTCAAATTCGCCTTCACCATATACAGCCACAGAATACCCACGTTTTACCGCCCATTTGATTAGATGTAAGTGTGCTTTTTGCATTATGTTTTCCTCTCTTAAAAGTCTTGTATAATTATGCCATATTTAAATTCTATGACTATCGTATGTCCTCGCAGATCGTCCAAGCTGTAAAGCTCTGTGCTGCTGTAGGTTTCTTGAATCTCTTCAAAGTCCGCATACTCTGTGAATTCACAGCACAGACCTATAACGTCAAGTTCAAAAGGCTCATCTGTGTCTCGGCTGTAGTCTTCAAGATACTCAAACAAGGCAACCAACGCTTCACGTGTGAAGTCCTCTCGCTCGTATGCTCTGAACTCATTGACAAACTCATACTCATTAACTGTTTTAATAATCATCTGTATTACCTATCGGTTTAGTTGATTTAATAATGCCCACTGTACGCCAATGGACACGATAAAGCTACTAATCGTAATCAATTACTACTGACAGATAAACGAGCCAATCGTAACCCGCTCCTTTTAAGTACTCGTGTCTACTCATTGCATCATCTAAATTGTCATACTCTGAGAAGTGTTCTCTTCCATCAAACGCAGTCCAGCACACTAAAAACTTTTGCATGTTAAATCCTCCAGTCGGGTGTATATGTATCAATTTTATAGCCTAGGCTCTCGATCAATTCCAGAGTGTGCCTGGTTAATGTTTTAGTGCCTGCGACCTTGGCGAACGTCTTGGCATTGTCGCACGCTGGGTAGATAACCGAATTCCCATAATGGGACTTTATTTCTATTAATATTGATCTGCTCATTTTATATCCTCTATTTTATAGGCTGTTCTAATTTGGTTTTTCTTAGGGAATTCCGCGCACCAGTCCTCAACTATACCCTCACGTGATACTGCACAATGTGAGGCTGTTAGGTACATATAGCGACCTGTTGGTGGTACACTGCGTGACAGGGTCATCAATGTCTTACAAGGTACTGCACAAGGGATCAGCGCCTTCCCCATGCTCTCATATAGCTTATGGATTGCGTGAACCTTGAGGCCACGACGGTGCGACCTATTGACGGTGCGCTTAGCTATATTGTATGCCTTACCGAATGACAAGTCGCAGGCTACTGCTAAACCAATCACTGTACAGAAATTATCATCGTTGTAGTACTTCGCACCGTTTTTTGCTAGCTCAGCATAAGAGTGCCTAAAATGCTTTATTTTACTCATTTTGATTCCCTCAAGTTATTCAATCAAGACCCCTAACGCTAAGGGCCTTGAGTGAATAACCGCTGATTAGTTGGGTATTACTTGGCGGCACACCTTCGAGCCTAAGCCCTACTTCCCGCGCTAACCCTTCTAACCTTGGTTACTCGTTCTCGCTTAGTATGGGTGTCTTCTCTGCTATTGCCAAGGCTAGTAAGCCAGAGTGCCGACCCGCTATTGCGAGAGGGAAGCGGGGACTGTCTCCTTCGTTGCTGGCCTATAAGCGACCTTGGTCACTGCCAGCACTAGGTATCAATCTGGGGAGCCGTTCCCCCGTTTCCTTGGTGCCCAGTATAGGGATCCCATGGAAGCTGTCAACAACTAATTTCATTTAATTTTACAATCGGCCTACAGCCCGCATAAACCCTAGGAATTTAATTTACATCCCATGTTGACAGGTGGCAATCCGTGGCCTGTGGCTTGGGTATCCATGGGGCTAGCCGATGGGTCTGGCCATTGTGTGAGCATTGTGGCCGGCTGTGTCTTGGGTCTGACTTGGGTGGTCATGTGTAGGCTGTAGGTATCCTACTGTATCCTTACACTTACCCTGTGTGGCCCTGTGTCTGACCTGTGAACTCCCCATGTTGACCCAAAGGCTGGCCGGTGGTCTCGATTCGCGCCATAAGGAGTCTTGATCAGGCGCGCGGTAAAGGTACCGGGGGGGCCGCTGGACTACCTTATTTATATGATGTTACCCCCTAGATACAAAATAGTAGCAATTTGGAAATAAAAGGTAATTAATGAGTATATACACTAGTAATCCATATGTATCCTAAGTCATTGATATACATAAGGAAACACAGGCTTGCCCTTATGTGGCGAGGGGTCGGCAAACGGACACATGGGTGACCGCTAGGTATGACATGAGGAGTGCCTTAGCTTGACTAAAGAAACTTAGGCTAGACAGTAAATAATGCTTGACTTTTGCTTTAAGATGTGCTATAATATATAGTATAATAAAGAGATTAAGGAAACCATTAGCCTTAAGGGTACTTAAGAAGACTTTAAGAGTTAACTTTAAAGATTATAATTAAAGTATAGCCTAAAGATACTTAAGTATACTTAAGATAACCAAAGGATTATGCCTTGAGTATTAAAGAATCAAAGGTTAGTCAGCCCGCAAAGCGGGTTGGGCGACCAAAGAAAACAGATATAGTGTCAAAAACCAACGGTAAGCGTAAGGCCCTAGGCAGACCAAAGGGTGATGCAGCTACAATCAACGAGTACAAGGCTAGGATGCTGGCCTCTCCTAAGAGTAGGAAGGTATTAGACTCGATATTGTCAGCAGCCTTGGACGATGACCATAAGAATCAAGCAGCGGCATGGAAGCTCTGTATGGATAGGCTATTGCCTGTCAGTTACTTTGAGAAGGATAAGGCCACAGGGGGCAAGAGTGCCATCAACATCTCTATTACAGGTGTTGGAGGTGAAACTACTGTTATCTCTGGTGGCGAAGAACCCATTGAAGGGGATTATACTGATGTATAACATTAACAACGATTTAGATTACTTCACTAGAGAAGAGTTTGCTTGTCAGTACACTGGCGAGAACGAGATCAGTGATGTATTACTCCTGAAGTTAGATTTGTTACGTGCTAGGTGTGCATTCCCCTTCGTCATCACGAGTGGTTATAGATCAGAAGACCACCCAATCGAAAGAAAGAAGGAGAAAGCAGGAACTCATGCCCAAGGAATTGCAGCGGACATTAAAGTTAGTAACGGAACACAAAGGTACACGGTTGTTGAAGAGGCCATTAAGATGGGCTTTACGGGAATTG